AAACTGTCTTAACTAGAAATAATCCTATTTGACACTTGTTACTCAGTTAGAGGAATAAAAATTGTCTATGTAGTAATTTTAAAATTACTCTTAATATTTTTCAAAATTCTAATTTTCAGATAAAATATCAGTTGACCCAAAAGCTACTGGCGTATTGTCTTGTTGGTGCTGAAAAAAAACGGTCGCTGCAGACGCTCGAAAGAGTGCTGCAGCACCTGGAAAACGCGACCGGTCAGATCGATTCCCGTTGGCCGATTTTCATCGGTCGGCTTACCTTATGGGGATTCCGGATCGGGATTTTTGGCATATGGGCATGGCTGATTTTCTCGCCATTCGGTCTGCCTTCTTTGTTCAAAATGGACTAGATGAAGATGGCAACGATCCGAAAGAATGGACTTGGGAACGCGCTGACGAATTGAGCGAAAGGATTAGCAAGGCGTGGCTGGAATCAACTTAGGTACGCTGTTTTTTGATTTGTTCGCCCGAACGGACAAATTAGACAAAGCGGAAAAAAAGGTTAAGCGATCAACCGGGCGAATGCGTAAATCGTTCGCCCGTCTTGGTACGGCTATCGCCGCCGCGTTATCCTTTGAAGTTGCCAGGCGTTCCCAGGTAATAGCGGAAAATATGTTGCTCTTGGATATCCGCCTGAAGGCGGTATCTGACACGTCGCAACAATTTGTCCGCAATCAACAACAGCTTTTGAAAATTGCCGACAAGACCGGCCAGGCGTTCAGCGATATCGTTGTGTTATTCGAAAAAATCAAACTTGGCACAAAGGATTTGAATGCTTCGAATGATCAGGTGCTTTTGTTGACCGATGCCTTGAATAAACTCGGCGTGATCGGCGGCGCCAGTAGCACGGCCCTAAATAATTCACTTCGCCAATTATCACAGTCATTCGCGGGCGGCATTGTTCGCGCCGAAGAATTTAATTCTGTGGTCGAAAATACGCCCGCGATCGCGCGCGCGATAGCCGATGGTATGGGTATGACCAACGGCGAATTACGCAAGATGGTTATTGAAGGTCGATTGCTTTCGGAAGATGTCTTTAATGCGATCCTAAGCCAACAAGACGCCATAAACGCGCGATTTGAGTTAATCCCTCGCACATCATCGATGGCGTGGCAGGCGGTGCAGAATCAGGCTAGTCAGGCACTTAAATTAATTGCCGCCGAAATGGATAGTAGCGCGGGGATTTCCGGTGCGTTTGATCGTTTGGCAGAAAAGATTATTCCACTGACTCGCAATTTTTTAAAGGGTGTCAACGGCGTTCAATTTGGATTTCAGGTATTGTTTGCGAAAGCGAGCGCAGGCTTTGAAACGTTCGGAATTATCATTAACAATTTCTTCGCGAATCTGAAAACCGGTTTTCAGGCAATCCCGTTGATTGTGGAACGCGGCTTTGAAGTTGCAATTCGCAATATTCAGCAATCCATAAACGATTTAATAGACGGCTTGCCCGACAAAGTTAGAGAATTTGCCGGTTTAGAGTTAATTAACGTCGCTGATAATACTGCCGCGATCGCAGCGATCGAACAGGAAATTATAGATTTGGCAGCAACCAATGGCGCGTTATCAGATGAAGCATTTCAAACGCGACTGCAGCAAATTATCGAAGAACGCGACGCTAAAATTGCCGCTGGTGAAGAAGAATTAATTGCTGATTTGGCGCGAATTCAAACTTTGTCAGATGCACAAGAGCAAGCCAAAGGCGAAGACTTACAAACCGTCGATCCTGGTGAAGTCACTGGATCGGCTGTATTGGATGAAGCGGCGTTTCAGGACTTGCTTGCAAAATTCGGTGATCAAACTGAACAAATCATGTCGGCGGAACGGAAGCGCCAGGAAGAAATAAACAAGATTGTCGGCATCGGCGCAAAAGAACGTGCCGTGTTGGAAAAACGATCCGCCATTCTTTTACAGCGCGATATGGCCCGCCTATCGATGATGCGAATTGCATCGGTTCAGAAAACCATGGATGACGTAATTCAATTGATAGGTGAAGGCAATGCCAAACAATCAGCGCTTGGCCGCGTGGCGCTCGGTGTGGCAAAAGGGTTAGCGATCGCAAACGCCGTTATCGCCATGCAACAAAATATCGCTGAAGCTTCAAAAATCGGCTTTCCTGCAAACATCCCCCTTATAGCGTCTGCTATTTCGCAAGGTATCGGGATTATTACCACCATCAAGGGCGTCAGCACGTCACCAGGTCGCCAGCGTGGCGGTCCAGCGGTCGGTGGCTTCGCCACGCCTATTACGGAAGCTGGTGCCCCTGAAGTGTTCGAAAATGCGCGCGGTAAATTCCTTATCCCGCCAGTGGGCGGCGGCGGCACGGTTTCGCCTTTGGATGGTGCGGGCGGCATGGGCGGCGATTTAAATGTAACGCTTATCAATAACGGCGAACCTTTGGAAATTTCCGCCAATATGGTTTCGCGTGATGAATTGGAAATTATTCTTGATAAGCGTCAGGAAGATACAATAAATACCATTGATACAAGTCTTGCCCGTGGTCGTGGGTCAACATCCGATTCACTTCGTCGCGGATTCGATACGCAAAGGAATATTCGCTAATGGCCGAACTGATTCCCGATTTCTTGCGCGATCCGATTCGCAGGGCATTCAATGAAACGCCTAAACCAGTTTGGCGCGCTAACGCTGTTGAAACCGGACAGGATATCAGGCGTAAATTATACGATAATGCGCCATCCATTTTTGCGGTCACATGGATTTTTGATTCTATAGAGTTTGCCGCCTTCGATGGTTGGTTCAAATTGAAAACTGATCAAGGTTCATCGTCATTTATAATTCCATTATTGACCGGTTTCGCTCTTGTCGATCACGAATGCACCTTTCGTAAAAATCCGCGATACAAGCCCGTAGGCAATCGAACACAGGTTACAGCGTCATTAGAGGCACGATTCAAGCAATTCGACACAGACGAAGGCATACAAGACCTTCTGGACGGTCTTCAGCTATTGTTTGATGCCGGCGATCCGCGCCCATCGGAAACCTTATTGGAATTCTCCGGATTTATGCGTAAAACACTTCCCGATGAATGGGTGGCGTTCTTATGATCAGTGAAGAATGGAAAAAATATTTAGTTCAGGTGCCGACTAACGTCAGGGAGTTTCGCACCATTGAAATATTCCATCCTGATTTTACAAGCGTCTTGCGCTTTATTCAGGACTATGAAGATCAGACTCTTTTACTCGAATCAACTGCGCCGCGGAATCCTAATGAGAATGTCGTATTTACGGGATTCAATATTGTCATACAGGAACCGGGCGAGCGCCCAAATTCGGGCCCAATTCTAACGGTCAATCTTGGTTCTGTGGGTAATGAAGTTCAAGACCAGATTGATTTAATTACTGATGCCGGTTGGCTGACTCCGATCGATGTAATTTATCGCCGGTATTACGAAGGCGAGGCAACTGGTTTGCCTGTTTTGGTTTTCGAATTATCCGCATCTAATTTGAAATTCGAATCCTACAAAGGCGTTGCATTTACCGCTGAAGATATCGATTTTGAAAACAAGCCTGCCGGCGAAATTTATACGCTTGATCGCTTCATTGGTCTTCAGGGGATATGATGGCTGATGTTAATGCATATATCGGGTTGCCTTATGATCATCTAAATTGTTGGCAATTAGCGTCAAAAATATTAGCCGAAGTGTTTGAAATCAATCTGCCCGATATTCCAGATATGACGGATTTGAAGCGATGCAAACAAATTGAAAAACCGCACGAAGGCGTGTTAGTTTTGCTCTATAATTTACTTGGTAATGACCCGGATCATGTCGGCGTTTATGTTGGGCACAATCAAATATTACATTCATATAGCGCGTGGGGATCTAGTAAAATAAGTCATCCGCGCGCATGCGAGCGAGCATTTAGAAAAGTCGAATATTATGACATCAATAATCGTTCATCCTGACCCTGGCAGCGTAGCCATGCGCGAAATAAATGACGTCGCGGCGGGCACGTTGATTTCCGAATGGATCATGAATCGTTGGCCGAACGGATTAACTGTACCCGTTGGCATTCATTTGAACGATGTGACCGAGGCCGATTTATTATTTATGCTTCCTGGCGATGGTGATGCACCTGATCATATGATTGCACCTGGCGAAGTGATTCACATCGTTCGTTATCCGCAAGAATTTGCGACTGTGGTTGCTATTATCGCTCTTGTAGTTGGCGTAGCGAGTGCTTTCCTTTTGCGTCCGAATATCCCCGTGCCTGATCAACCCGAATTCGATCAACCACAGGAAAGCCCAAATAATTCATTGAGCGGCCAAACCAATATCGCGCGACCTTTGCAACGCATCCCGGATTTGTACGGCAAAAATCGGATTTATCCTGACCTTATCGCACCTTCTTATTTCGAATTTATCAGCAATGTTAAATTCGTCACTGAATATATGTGCCTTGGTCGCGGCGAATTTTTGGTTGAATTGGTCAAATCTGGCGACACTCTAATTACCGATATCGACGGTGCGACCGCTGTAGTATTTGAACCTTTCACAGCCCCAACCAATCTTCTAAAAGTCGTTGAATCGAATGAAGTCAACGGGCAGGAATTAGCAGGGCCAAATGATAGTTCCGAATTTGACATCAATAATTTAATTGTTGAAAGCTTTATTGGGTCAGCAATGAAAAGTTTTTCATCAAAGATGGCACAATTTCAATCGCTTGATCCGGGAACTACTTTCACAATTTCAAATTCCACATCCAATAACGGCACATTTACTTTTCAAACTTATAATTTTTCGAGTTTTCCAGAGCCCACTTATACTGTCACGGTTTCAGAAACATTTACGACTGATGTCAGCGTTGATATCGTCGATATTACCGGTGGCAGTCCTGGCAAAGCAAGTGAACATGGCCCGTTCGCGGTGTCGGGCGATCCTGATGAAATATGGATTGATATTTTAGCGCCGAGGGGATTGCGCAAAATTGATGGAACTACGAAATCAGCAATCCTAGTTAATTTCCAAATCGATATTCAAGAACTGGATTCGTTGGGTGCGCCGGTCGGCGCCGTACAAACCACGGCATTTTCAATTCAAGACAACACCCTTGATGCGTTATTTTTCACGTTCAAATTCACGCCTACAAATCCGGGCAATCCGCATGAAGCGACGGTTCGACGCCTGACAAATACAATCGATGATTCGACCATCCAAATATTTGATCAAACCAAATGGTCGCGGCTTGCCGGTGTGGAAGATATCAGCGTTTCGAGTTTCGGCAATGTGACTACAATTCGGGTGATTACGCAGGCAACAGAACAAGCTACAAAACTGCAACGGCGTGAATTTAATATGGTCGCCACCCGCAAATTGCGCACCTTTGATACCGGGACACAAACCGTTTCTGTGGTGACGGCGGCAACCGCCAAGGTAGCCGATGCAGCGTTGCAACATTTAACGGATTCCAAGATCGGTAATAAACCCATTTCGCAAATTGACCTAGACGAATTGTATGAAGTTCAAGACCGACTCGATGCTGATGCAATTTATGGTGATTCGTTAGGGCGGTTTTCCTATTCATTCAGCAATTCGAAAACGCCGATTGGTGACGAATTGCAAACTATTTTGAATGCGTCGCGGATGATGTCATATC